AATCAACAATAGATGAAATACCACCTTGAGGCTTAATCTTTCTATCCCCAATATGCTTAAAAGCATTGATTGGTAAATCTGGAATGCCCAACAAGGCATAGTTACGATCATTGAATTTCATAAGTCAGCCTTCCAGTTGAATTGAGGCAAGTCAGAGTCAACAACATTTAAACCAACTTTTTTAAGCAGCTCAACAATTTGAGGATTGTCAGCTTTACCATAAACAGTTTTAATGCCAAGATCAGTTGTTCTTTGTATGAAAGCACTTAATGATCTAGCAAGCGTCATCACGCCATCTTGTGTAAACAAATGAACTTCTGCGGCATTATCATCAATCTTTGTAAGCAACAAGACAGAGTTACCCTCTTGCATCAAAACAGCTTTTTTCTGTTTGACAGCATTGCTTATCAAGCCTAATGCCTTGTTCCCATCTACACCTCTTTTTTGTGCATCTGCTAGTATGATTTCTGTTGCTTTCATGTTTACCCCTTAAATAGTGCCGTTGTGTGTCATTTAGCTTCCAACGCTGTGATTCGTGCTGTCAGGGTTGTGATGAGGGCTTGTTGCTGAATAATTAAATCTTGCATTGTTGGCTGTACTTGTATTAAAGATTGTTCAGCATTCCATGCAACTGTTGCTGATTGTGCTTCAGCAATTTCTTCAGCGGTCAGGTCAACTTGAGTGACTTGGCCTGTTTCGCAATTAACTACTGTTCTGTGTGTCATGATTTAGCCTTCATAAAGAATGTTGATTGAGCCAGCGTCAAATGTATCTGTGCCGTTTACTGTGGTGATGCGAAGTTGAGTAAGCGTATCTGATAAGGTTTTAGAACCGCATATCTGTACGTTGTCGTTTGTGGTTGCTGAAGTAATTGCACCAGACGCAACCCATGCGTTACTTCCGACAAGTGTGAATACAATTTGTGCAACATAAGAAACAGCCGCCTGCATGCCGGTATGAGTCAAAATTCCTGCTGTGTACGCTACTGTGTAAACGTTTTGTGCCGCAGCAAATCTGGCAGACATACCTGTATACCCGGAGGTTTCAATGCCACCAGCATCGCCTAGCTGAAGCTGCACAATACTTGTTCCACTTGTACTTACACCGTTGAACATCACAGTAACGCGCTTGACCCAAGACGGAATGCCGGTGAAGTCAATGCTTGTACCGCTTGTAGAGGCAACAGCAGTGCCAGAGGTAATAGTGCCTTTAATTGACCCGTTAACAGTAAGTAATGCACCTGTGGCTTGAGTTGTAGTGCCTACTAATAAATTACCAGCACTATCAAACCTTGCAATCTCCGCACCGCCCTCAGCAAAAGCAATGGTGTCAGCGGCAGGGAAGAAGATACCTGTGTTGGTGTCGCCTGTAGTGGTAATTGATGGCGTACCTACTGCGCCAGCGTCAACAGTAATTGATGTGGCAGATGCCGCACCTAAAACAGGCGTTACCAAGGTCGGGCTAGTCGCCAGCACATTGTTGCCTGTGCCTGTGTTAGTGACGCTGACAAGCCCTTTAGACGCATCTGTTGCTACAGCACTTGAGGCAGTTAAGCTAGAAAGAATTGGTTGAGCAGTTAATGTTGCTACACCAGTAACAGCCAACGTAGGAATTGTTACCGTACCCGTAAAGGTAGGCGATGCAGTATCAGACTTTGAATTGACAGCAGTTGCAATATTGTCAAACTCAGTATTGATTTCAGTACCCTTGACAATTTTTAAAGGGTCGCCAGAGGTGAGCGTATCCTTTGTTGCAAAGTTAGTTGATTTTGTATAGGCTGTCATTTTATTCCTTTTAACTCAAACGACCATGTTTTGATTGAATTTCAATCTTTTGAATAGACAACTGAAAACCATTTATATCAGTCTCATACCCTGTTTGAACAATTTTCCCAGAACCAGAACCATTTGCAATCAATGTTTGCAATGCAACACCTTCAGAGTAGTAAGCCACTATAGTCGCATTTGCACCATATTCTGCTGTTCCATACTCAGAAACACCTTGGGTAGGAATCAATACATTCTGAGACAAGTAGTTTGTCAAGAAGTCATATCCCCACTTGATCGTTACAAACTGATTGCTTCCACCAATGACAACAGCAGTTATTTTTTTAATGATAGATGTTCTTGATACATCACCTAAGTCGCTATGATTTGTATAGTAAGCAAATCTGTAAGATGAACCATTGTCTTGGTATCCTGTATATTGAGCAACATATCCTGTTTTACCAATTAACAAGTCACCATTACGTCTTGAGCAAAAAGATTTTGGCAGTATTGAGTCCCAAACTGTGACTCGTAAAGCGCCATCAGGCAAAGAAACCTTTGTGTCAAAACAATATACTTGTTGATTAATAGGCAACGACAACAAATAAATTGCTTCTTTTTCAGAGTAAATTGATTTGACGTTTGCTAGAACTTCACTGCTAATTTTTGTTGATAAGTCTTTCCTGATATTTTTAGACAAATCTCTTTCAGGTGCAGACTTTTCTTGGATTGTTCTCATCAAAGAACGAATGCCAGAATTGGATAGGAAGATCACATCAGAACTTGTATTCTGAATAGTGTCTCTAGCAATGCAACCAATGTTTTCAACTGTGTCACTCAATGACATTGATGCTGGTGTAGTGGCATTTTGATAAACAAGGATTTGACGCTTACCAAAGATAAACAAGAAATTATTGTGTGCGGCAAGACCTGTAATCTGGTCAGCGCCATTCGCCCAAACACGATCTACATTCAAAGAACCAGCCGTACCTGTTGACCAAACATGACCAGCAATCAAGTCGCTAAAGAAAACAGTAGCATTGTTTGTTGTTGTGTTTGCCGCCCACAATCTACCAAACGCTGAAATGCAAATGTTTGCATCAGGAACTGTACCTACATAACCCGTCTTTTCGCTAACTCTGCGATACGTTGTGGTGCTGACAGTTGGGTCATAGATCAAAGCATTAAAGCCCAACTGAAAGAAGTAGGTTATGCTATTTAGCGTTGCACATTGCCAGTTACTTGCGGTAATAGTAGGTGCGCTACCACCACCACCATAGGTAAGTTCAGTAAGTACATTACTTGCGCCCAACTTAAAAAGTTTGTTGTTGCCAGCCAATAAAACAGTCAATGTCCCATCTGCCTCAACCATCTCATGTATAACAGTTACATCATTAGCGCCCAAATTACCTGTAGAAGAATTTAATGCAGTCCAACCTTTACGTGAACCAATACGACCATACTGGTCAATGATGCAGTTTGTAGCAATCAAAGCAAATCCACTCTGCAAATCAAGCGGAGAATCTTGAGTATTTAGCCCATAAAAGCCAGGGGCTGAAATACTAGCAATTTGCAAAGATTGGTTCATACTGCAACGAACTCCTGATTCTCAGGATAGCGAGTGCCTTCTAAAGCAATGTAATCAGACAACATGGTTTTGTATAACGAGTACGCATCAGAAGAAGTAAGACCACCATCTTCACCACGCTCTACCAATGCTCTAGCATAGGCATTTTGAGCCACCAAAGTATCAGCAACAGATACAACAGTTGCATCTGAGGTCAACGTAGCCTGTGGCACTGTCAAGGCAAATTTGATCGTGTAAACACCATCAGGTATTGGATAAAGATTAACCTTAGTGTTGTAGCTACCATCAACACCATCAAAGGCAAATTCTGTAGGTATTGAGTTGACCAATGGCGTAAAGTTCAACTTGCGGTTCATGTCCACAAAGCTGATGTTTATAAGTCCAACATTGCTCGTGGTGTTGATTACATCCATTACTTGAAACTTCTGACCAGCACCTGTCAGAGAGTAAGCGGGTGTAGATGCTACAGTGGTCACTGTAATGGTTTGACCCAAAACATTCCAAGCAAAAGCATCTTCAATCTGACGCTTTGCATCATTAACAAATTTTCCCATTAAGGAAGAATAAGAGGTTTCGGAAACAGTTGATACTGTTGTCTCACGTAATCTTACGAGTACATCGTTTACAAGTTCAAGGTAGGTCATGCTCTACTCAACCCTTCTTCTTCAAATGTTGCTATAAAACTAAATGAACTTGCAGATTGAGTAGTTATTTTAATTTTGTCGCCTTCTTCCAAAACAATGTAAGCATTGCCATCAAACTGCAAATATTCTTTTGTACTGAAATCGTAATTAGTCAATATATCAAGAGTGGTATTAGCACTTGCGTCAAACCATTGAACAGTTATATGCTTGGTAGAGCCACCTGTATTGTGTATATACATTACAGTAAATTTTGAGTAATAGCCAGTAGGACAGGTATAGACTGTAGTGTCTACTGCCGCCGCAGGACTAACTCCAACTGATAATGCTCTCATTTCGCTTTTGCCTTATTCCTTGCGGAGATAGCTTTAGCTTTTGCCTTTGCGTCAGCCTTTGAGGTTGCACCCCATGCCTTGAGCGAAAGAAGCAGTCTTGTTGGTTCACCATCCTTGTACTCTGCACCAGCATTGTTGCCCATGCGAGCCAAGAAACTTGCTCTGCGAGGGTTATCCCCCGACTTTACTGGCGGCTTCAGATTACCCCCAGTTTCCGCATTATAAGACGATCTACCCTTGGCATTCAAGCCGCCTTTTGGATTTTGACCAGCTTTTGTTTGCCAAGTGGGTGTTTTCATCTACTTCACCTTTTTAGGCTTCTTTGCAGTCTTTGCCGCCTGTTTAAACGCATCAGCAGTAGGCGCACCCTTGCTACCTACCTTACGCATCTTCTCGCCAGACCCTGCGGCTATACGAGCCTTTTTTGCGTTAATGTTTGAGTAAAGTCCAGTTTTCATTTCTTCTTTGCCTTTCCTGCAACTGACAAAGCAATGGCAACTGCCTGTTTAGGGTTCTTTACAACCTTGCCGCCTTTGCCTGAATGCAAAGTACCTTCCTTGAACTCCCCCATGACTTTCTTAATCTTTTTCTGTGATTTAGTCATCTTCATAGGGTTTCTCCTTAGTACAACACTTTGGCTGTGATAGTGCCTGTTGTGTAAGCAGTCACGTTTGCTCGCAAATACTTAGGTGCATTTGCAATAGTAACAATGCCATCAGCAGTCAAAGCAGTACCAATGGTGGCAAAGGTAATTCCATCCAAGCTACCTTGAAATGCAACAGTGGCAACGGTAATGCCAACAACTTGCAAGAACGCTGGTTGACCAGCGTCAGCCTGAACTGCTTTAGAAGCACCTGTTGTGCCAACATCACTCAACAAGGTGACAGGAGTGGTTAAGGATGCCATTATTTACCTCTTGAGGATTTCTTCATCATGTTGGTAGCAGTCCTACCACCACGCATAGGCATACCCCTTTTGGGTTTACCAACTGCAATCATTACAGTCACAGGAATACCCTTTTTCTTGCCGTATTCGTTTGCTTCTTTTTCCCCTTTTTCGGTGTAGGGAAACTTCTTTTTTCCAACTGAAGGCATAGTATTCTCCTTATTTCCAGAGTCGATCAGCAACAAAAGTAATCACACCGCCCATAAATGAAGCGATAGT